TCTGGTGGGTTATATGGAGGCGGCGGCGGTGGAGGATCACAAGGACCCGGAGGCGGAGGAAGCTGGAGTAACGGAGGTGGCGGTGCAGTTCGAATAATCTGGCCTGGAACAACTCGAACATTCCCATCGACCAATGTCGGTTCATAATTTTTAATAAGCTTTAGAGGAAAAATGAAACTTTATATCGAAACAGAAAACGGTCAAGTTAAAAATCACCCTGCATTAGAAGATAATCTTATTGCAGCATTTGGATCAGTCCCTGCACATTGGGAGCCATTCACCCGGGTTGAACGACCTATACCCGGCCTGTATCAGGTGCTTACATCTGACGAAGCAGTTTACACAAAGGTAGATGGGGTTTGGACAGATGTATGGTCTGTACGAGATATGACAGCAGAAGAAAAAACTGCTTTGCATCAAGCAACTGTTACGCAATTTAACTCTCGCCCGCAAGCTGAAAACTGGTCTGCATGGACATTGGATGAGACTGCTAACACCATGGTCCCCCCAATACCTAGACCAGCTATTGATCAAGCTAAAGTAGATGCTCGTATTCTTACCATGTGGTGTGGAGCAGACAATAATTGGAAAGACACGCCTGTTCGTCCAGAAGGCAATTACAAATTTGACTTTATTGCATGGGAATGGGTTGTTGTAACTACCAGTTAATCTAGATTAACCTTTTAACAGTGGTTTTAAATTTAGTTTGTATATATAATTGTATACATTAACAAAAAGTTACATCATGACAAAAACATTACCTAAAAAAACATCTAAGAAGCCAGTTAATAAAATTAAAAAACCGGTTTCTGATGTAGCTCTGAGCACCCATTTGCAAGTTGCACATCACTTCCCGTGCCCCATATACTTAATTGAGCGACCAGATTTTCTTGATACTGTTAACGCAGTATCAGAAGAACATTTAGAAATTCGACGTAAAGATGTGGATCTTAACGAAATTTACCCTGTCTATATGACCGACAGTTTCTTTGGAGATCCTCGTATGGGAGAGTTTACCCAATTTGTCGGCGCAACTGCATGGAATATTCTTAATGAACAAGGATATGCTATGCAGGACAAAGCGGTACAATTTACGGAGATGTGGACTCAAGAGCATCATAAGCATTCTGCAATGGATGCTCATGTTCATGGGTACGGGTCCCAGATTGTTGGGTTTTATTTTCTTGAGACACCTGAAGGTGGGTCAAACGTTGTGTTTCATGACCCCCGGGCTGCTAAAGTTCAAATTGACTTACCAGAGCAAGATATGAATATAGCTACGCCAGCCAGTAAGATGATTAACTTTACCCCTAAACCTGGGCTAATGATATTTGCAAACTCATGGTTAGTACACTCGTTTACACGTCATGCTGCTGATCTACCAATTAAATTTGTTCACTTCAACTTAAATGTTATTATGGCTCCTCAGGCTATTAATCCTGTTCCTGCTGCTGAAGTAATATGAACACCTATCATATAAGGTTTAATAAATCAAGAGGTGAGACCGGGCGAGGTACCATGGATCATGTTTGGCGTGTGTTTGAGGGTGAAAAAGAATATCTTTTTAAAAACCTAGACATCACTGTACCAGTTAAAAGTGAAAAAGACAAGAATGGTAATGATTACAATATTACATGCACAGGTTTTTTAAAAGCAGACAAAGAGACATCTACAGCTATCATAACCTCTAATGTAGCTTAAGTTATATTAAAGAATAATCTGCAAGGGCCTTAGGGCCCTTTCCTTATAAATATACCATATAAATTAGGAAAGATACAATGTCTTCACCTTCATCTAGACAAAACCTCATAGATTATTGCCTCAGATCTCTAGGCCACCCAGTACTTGAAATCAACGTTGATGACGATCAATTAGAAGACCGAGTTGACGAAGCCATACAGTTTTACAGAGACTTTCATTACGATGCTGTAGAAGCTGTATACCTTAAAGAACAAATCACTGCATCTACATTACAGATTGTTGGTGTAAATGCTGGCAGTTTTTCTGTTGGCGAGAAGATTACTGGTGCATCCTCAGGCGCTACAACCTTTGTTCATGCCGCGTTTGCTGCAAACAAGGTATATGTAAAGAATACTGTAGACACATTTACTGTTGGTGAAACTTTGACTGGTGCTGTCTCTGGTACTACGGCAGTGCTTACCTCTTTGACGCTAGGTAACTTCGATAACAAATTTGTTACCCTTAATGATTCAGTATTAAGTGTTGTAAGAACATTACCGCTATCAAGTAGATCAAACAGTATTAGCTTCTTTGATGCTAAGTACCAGTTGATGCTTAACAACATCCAGTCTTTAACAAATACTGATATTCAGTATTTTACGATGTTAAAGATGCATATTAATTTAATAAATGACCTAATGACAGGACAAAAGCCTGTTAGGTTCAATCGTCATATGAACAGGTTGTATATCGATCTGACATGGGGTGACGGGGGTGATCTTGCTATTGGCGATTACATTATCATCGAGGCTTATCGTTCTCTTGACCCCGATACCTATACCGATGTATACAATGATGGTTATCTAAAGAGATACACTACTGCTCTAATTAAACGTCAATGGGGTGTTAATCTTAAGAAGTTCGAAGGTGTTCTATTACCAGGCGGAGTAACGTTGAATGGTCAAAAGATCTTTGATGAAGCAATGGAAGAGATAAAAGAGTTAAAAGAAGAAGTTAAGTCTACATATGAACTCCCTGTAGACTTCTTTACAGGTTGAGAATGTTCTTAGCTTATCTCATCAGCCCACATATGGATTATACCATCAAGGCAATAACTAATCCACGTGGATATACCGAATAATGGCGACCAACTTTTATTTTCAATCTGGTATACCTGGAGGTAGATCTTCAGAGCAATTGCTTATGGAAGATATAGTTATAGAGTGTCTTAAGATATACGGATTTGATACCTACTACATACCTAGAGCATCGGTTAATGAAGATGATATTTTGGGTGAAGATGTACTTAATAAGTACTCTTCGGCATATCCATTAGAAATGTATATGCAGAACGTTACCGGGTTTGAAGGTGACGGAGACCTGATGTCCAAGTTTGGGGTTGAGATCAGAGATACAGCTACCTTCATTGTATCTAGAAGAAGATGGGATGAGGTAATTGCAAGGTCTGGAGATGCGGTTCTAACAACAAGACCGGCTGAAGGTGATATAATTTACTTTCCATTGACAAAAGCTTTCTTTGAAATTAAGTTTGTAGAGTCAACCGATCCGTTCTTCCAGGTTGGTAAACTATACGTCTATAAACTCCAATGTGAGTTAATGCAGTACTCTTCTGAGGTCTTTGATACCGGGGTTTCTGAAATCGATAGTATTGCCTCTGATAAGTCTGCTGACATTAATGCATTTAACTTGTTGCTTGAAACAGGTTCTAGAGTATTACTACAAGAATATAGCCCGGCTGGTATTATCCTTCAATCTTACAAATTGGGTACTATATTCCCTAATGTAGATAATGAAGACTTTAAAGGTGAGATTTCTGTATTAGACTTCTCCGAAAGAAATCCATTCGGAGAAATAAGTGTTTAATAATAAATTCTATCATGGTACAGTACGAAAGTCAATTGTGGCTTTTGGTAATATGTTTAATAATATTCACATAGATAGATTAGATTCTGGTGGTAATATTACTCAAACTCTTCGTGTACCTTTATCGTATTCACCGAAGCAAAAGTTTTTAGCTAGAATTGCCGCCCAACCTCAATCGTTCGAACAAAGCTTTCAGACCTTTTTGCCAAGACTTGGTTTTGAGATGATAAGCTTGACCTATGATCCTGCCAGAAGAGTGAGCCTGGTACAGCAGAATAGAGCACTGAATGGGACATCTACAACTTCTCTAAACGCCCAGTACGCCCCTACACCTTACAACATTGCAATGACTTTGTATGCTTATACAAAGAACCAGGATGATGGATTACAAATTATTGAACAAATTTTACCTTACTTTAATCCAGACTATAACCTTACAATAAATGCAATTCCAGCGATGGGTATAAAAAATGACTTACCTATTATTTTAGATAATATTAGCTATGAGGATGAGTATGAGGGAGATTTCACTCAAAGAAGAGCTATCATTTGGACTCTTAACTTCACTATGAAACTTAATTTCTACGGTCCAATTACTAGACAAGGCATTATCAGATCAACAAACGTTAATACATTTTCAGACCCCGCGCTATCTAATAAACAATCCGCATACACCGCAACAGTTGACCCCGGTACCGCTGTCCCTGGCGATACGATTGATATTATAGATACGTTTGAGGACTTTTAATGAAATCACTTAACAAGATTAACGATGTATTTAATATAGATACAACGGTTGATTTAAATATTCCAACCAGTATGCCAGTTGCATACAATCCTTCTGAGTTAGATCAGGAGGATGACTTTCAATTGGCTCGTAATACACTTCGTGGTTTAATTAACAAGAACGATGATGTAATGACAGAACTGGTTCATATTGCAAAGAATTCTGAAAACCCTAGAGCATTTGAAGTCGCTGGGCAATTGATATCGGCACAAACTGCTATTACAAAAGAATTAATTGGACTTCATAAAACCAAAAAAGATATTGAAAAAGCAAACGGTAAAAACGAAAGTATTAAACAGCAAAATAATATAGTGTTTGCTGGCTCTACATCTGATCTTATGAAGATGATAAATGGAAAATAATAGTTATAATGGTAATTCGCTTTTAAAGCCCGTTGGCTTTGAAATGCAGTATACATCCGATCAAGTTAAAGAGATAATGAAGTGCAAGGAAGACCCTATATACTTTATTGAAAACTATTGTTATATAGTTTCATTGGATAGAGGCTTAATTTTATTTAAGCTATACGATTGCCAAAGAGAAAAAGTTGAAATTATTATGAATAACAGAAAAGTTATTCTAATGGAAGGCCGACAACAGGGTAAAACCATTACATCGGCAGCCTGTATTCTTCACTACACTATTTTTAGTTCAAATAAGACGGTAGCTATCTTAGCTAACAAATCTACTGCGGCTAGAGAAGTGTTGTCACGTTACCAGATTATGTACGAGAATTTACCCCTCTGGATGCAGCAAGGTATAAAGACCTGGAATAAAGGTGACGTTGAATTAGAAAATGGATCCAAGGTATTTACATCTGCTACCTCAACTTCTGGTATTCGAGGTAAATCGGTAAACTGGTTATACATTGATGAGGCAGCTATTATACCTAACAATGTGGCTGAAGAGTTCTTTACCTCAACATATCCAACCATTATGGCTGGAGAAACCACCAAGGTGTTATTAACCTCTACACCTTTAGGTTATAATCATTTTTGGAAGTATTGGAATGATGCTCAAGAAGGTCGTAATGGTTTTGTTGCATTACAAATTCCTTATTGGAAAATCCCAGGTAGAGATGAAAAGTGGGCAGCAGATCAAAAAGCTATTCTTGGGGAACTTAAATTTAACCAAGAAGTGTTATGTGCATTCCTTGGTTCATCTAATACTTTAATTTCTCCTGACACCATTGCGAGGATGTCTCCGATACCCTTTATGCATGAAAAAGATGGGTTAGATGTATTAGAATATCCGGTTCTAGGGCACGTATACTTTACCACCGTTGATACATCGAGAGGTATTGGAGGTGACTATTCTGCCTTTACGGTGATTGATACAACAGAATATCCCTATAAAGTTGTAGCTAAATATAGAAACAATAAAATTAGTCCTCTATTGTACCCTACGGTCATTCATAAGGTATCAAAGGATTATAACAGTGCATACGTTTTGGTTGAGATCAATGATATTGGACAACAAGTTGCCGATATTATTCACAACGATCTAGAGTATGAGAATATGATCTGGGTCGGTTCCGATGCCAGATACGGACAAGTTCTATCTAGTTCTGGAAGAAGTTCTATTCTAGGTGTAAGAACAACAAAACAAGTTAAGCGCATAGGATGTGCAACTTTAAAATCTTTGGTAGAAGAAAATAAACTACTTGTATTTGATAGAGATATTATATCGGAATTCTCTACATTTATTGAACACAATGGTGTATTTCAGGCTGATGAAGGTTACAATGACGATTTAACAATGACGTTAGTTCTGTTTGCATGGGCAACAAATGATCCCATGTTTAAAGATCTGATGAATGCAAACAATAGACAAGCGCTCTATAGTTCGCAGATGAAGAATATAGAAGATGAGCTTACACCATTTGGCTTTATAGATAACGGGTTATCTACTGAACCTGATGTAGAGGTTATAGATGGGGATATTTGGTTAAGTGACAAATATCAAAAGGACTATTCAGATTTTATAAAAGAACGTAACTGGTAATAGTCAAAGTTCGAAATTTATAAATATACTGGTATAAAATTTGTTATGACAGAATAACATTATAAGGAGAAAAATATGGCATTTCAGCTATCACCAGGCGTTCTGGTAACGGAGCAGGACCTTTCCTCAGTCGTCCCAGCCGTTGCTACAACAGCCGGCGGCTTTGCTGGCGCATTTGCATGGGGACCAGTTGGTGTTGTTACCACTATAGATTCAGAAAACGCACTTGTAAATACTTTTGGAAAGCCTGACAGCAATACTTTCCAATCGTTCTTTACTGCAGCAAACTTCTTGTCTTACGGTAATAACCTACAAGTAATCCGCGTTGTAAATCAAGCAACCGCAAGAAACGCAAAAGCAAACGCAGCTGCTACGGCAGTTATTATCAGAAACCAAGATCATTATACAGCATCTTACTCCGCTGGAGAAGGTACCGTGGGTGAGTGGGCTGCTAAGTATCCAGGTACATTGGGTAACTCATTAAAAGTATCTATTGCTGATGCAAACACTTTTTCAACATGGACTTATTCTTCCAACTTCGATGCTGCCCCTACTACATCTAAATATGTAAGCGATTTGGGTGGGTCATTTGATGAACTTCACATTGCTGTTATTGATGAAGACGGTTTGTGGTCAGGTACTGCTGGTACAGTACTAGAGA